TAGAGTGTCGAGTGAATAGCGCATCAATGTCAGGCATATTTTGGAGCAGACCTGGGATTGCGTCCTTGTCCTTCAAAAGCGTGCTTGTATTACGACGCATCTTCATGTTGGTCTTTGGATAAGCACCCGGCGTAGTAGGCTTGGTGTAAGTAATAGTAATGTCGGTACCGCCATCTGGGTCGGTAATGTCGCCATACTCTGGGTCAAGAATGTAACCAAGCAAAAGCTCGTAAGCCTGCTTTCCATAGCCATAGACCTTGACGCCTTCAGATTCAAGACCACGCACCACTACTGGCGAGAAGTAACGATTGCGAACGAAGAGTGACTTGGCAAGCTTCTTTGTCTCCTCGTCATTGTTGTCAGTTCCGTCGCGCCATAGCTGTGAAGCAAAATCACAGATTGGACACTGCTCACCAAAGTTTCGCTTTGGACACATAACGCCTGCACGATGTCCTTCGATGTTATAGTGAAAGAAAACTTCCTTGAGAGGATCTCCGTCTGGAGCAGGGACAATCCGAACATCGGTGTCACCCTCTTCTGGCTTAAACCAGACACTCGTTCTATCACTCTTTCCGTTTCCTCGTAGTGCGGAAAGCTTCTTCCGCATAAGTTCCATGTTGATTCCCATAATAGTCTCCTTGTTGTTGGGTATAGTATAGTAAGCGTTCCTTACCATCTTAAAGTAACACGCCGTCCAAGTCCTGTCAAGCGTATTTGTTTTGAGAGCATGTCTGTGAGCTTCTCTCTTGCTCATCTATAAATTAACGTGATCAGCCTTTGCTGTCAAGCATTGTTTGCCCTTGAATGAAATTTGTGTGCGCCACACAGAATCCAAAGTCCGTTTCGTAAGGCGATTGATAGATCGCATAAGTGACATTTTTGAATGCGTTTCGGGGCTTCTTCTTCAAGCTTTGGACTACCTTTGAATGTAGCTTTCCATCGGTCTCAAGGCGCTTCTCTGCTATACATAAGTAGTATGCTACGTCGCGATCTTCCTCTAAATTATAGTACCATTGTTCAGAAAGTTTATCTACCGAAATGATACCAACAGAGCGGATTCTCTGCACCTCCGAAGGCTTTGAAAGGTTACCAACAATTGGCTCTGTGTGATCGAACACATTTAAATAATGAACAGCGTAGTAGATACTCTTGTTGATTACTTCAAAGTATTTCTTTATTGGGATCTCGCCTATCGTCTTCTCGATTGCTGGGTTTGACAAGATTGTCAAGCTACTGAATAATCCAGATCTTGCGTATTCTTGCAAAATCCCAAAAATTGCCCTCTCTTGTAGTTTAGTATCGCCTATCAGAAGGTCTACATCTGGTTTGATGTAGAAGATCTCAATGGCTCTGTCCTTTATCTGTTGTAGTATCGCTAGTGTGTAGTTTGCCGAGAAAGATGAGCCACAAACAAATACCTGAACCCTGTCCTGAACTGCCTGTAGGGTTTTATACGATGAAAGTTTGGGTGCGTTATCCTCACAATCCTCTGCTTTTGCCACTTTTGGCAAGTTTCTTGTCCATTTGGTATTCTCCTGACCTTCCGAGAACAAGAAGCAGTTATACTCCTTGTGATCTTGGAACAGTGAGACTACATTGCATCCTGCTTCTCCTATGCCTATCAACGATATCATAATTTCAACTCCCTCAATTCGCCATAACTCTTGCCTGCTTTTGTATTTACCCTAAACGATCCAAGTTTATTGTTTTGGAACACCTCCTTTAGTTCTGGTATCATATATCTGTCTTCTTCGTGAATGTCAAGCACAACTTCATCGTGAACAATGAAAGCAACTTTTGATTTTTTGTTCTCAAGCGCCTTATCAAGCTCTACTGCCCTGTCAATAGTGAGATCCGCTGTTGTGCTCTGTATAATGTAATTGAAAGCCTTTCTTTCATTTACTGCGATCGTTCGTTTGAATGGGGTTATCACACGATTGCCATAAAAATAATCACCAAGAACACGGTTCCTGCTATAAACAGAATTTCTTAGAGAATTATCCTCATGGTTGTAGAATGAAGCAAAGAATCTAACTTTTGCTTCTTCTCGGTCAATAGGGTGGTCGCCATACAGGTGCTCCATGTTCCATTCGTGAATGTCTTCTTCTGGCTGCTCTACTCCAGAAAGAGCCAAGAAGGTTCTCACCTCTGCTCCGTTATAATCAAACGATACAAGCCAGTCGTTTGTTGGCTTAACCAGAGAGCGAAGCTTCGACTTCATAGTGAGGATCGGAGTGCTATCTTTATGGGTCGTCAGTCGCCCTGTGACGGTTCCAAAAAGATTGTAGTCCACATAGTGCGACTTCTTTTTTATAAGCTTTCTAATGCCTTCTCTGTCTCCTGTACTGGTCATTAGGTGCCGGCATCCATCCACATTGATGTTCAATTTCTGGTATTTGATCTTGTGGAGAAGCTTGTGGGTACGATCAAGGTGAACGTAGTTTTCAGGACGAGAGTGGTTATTAAAAACGTGCTCTGTGATCTTGTTTCTGACCTCACAAAACTGAAGCAAGAAGTCGCTTGGGACGAGATCAAAGAAACAGTTGTCATACAAGCTGATCTTGCCTATCGAGAGAGACAGAAGGTAGGCTTTGAAGGTTTTTTGAAGGTCGCTAAGCTCTTCTTTTAGATCTTCTGGGCAAACCTCTTCTAATTTTCTGCCTCCGCAATATAGCCAAGCAAACTCCACATCTGGATCTTGAACGGATCCTGTGTATTTCCATGTTTTTGTCAGTCCATCGGGGATATGGTCGAAGTGTAGCTTGCCATCAACATAGACACCGACACACTCTGTTTTGTCGTCCAATGTTTGGAAGATCATGTACCCTCTCGTTTCTCTTGTTCTCTTATAAGGTAACTCAACGAGCCGCGATAGTCAAACGGTTGCGAGATAAATCTTTCGAAACGACCAAGAGCCGTCCGCAGATCTTTTGCCCTTGACAAATTGATAGTATCAGTTATAATATGATCTGATACTGCTTTTGAATGTTGGCTTTCTTCTTCTAAAAATCTTAATATACAATATAATTTAAGAAAATAATCTTCATTATATAAACTATTAATCTGCTCTAATGTATATTGATTTGGTCTAATAATTATAGCTCTTCCAGTACAATCATCAACATCGATAAACTTACTTGCAAGAACATTATAAATATTCAATAATTCTTCTGGTATGGTTCTGAAATATGAATTATGAACAGTCCTAAATCCAATGTTTAAAACAGCATCGATGCTGTTATAGCCATATCTGGAAGCATAATCTTGCATTGCTACAGATTCTAAGTCCGCCACAATCCTCCACGGTGCATCTAGATCAACCATAAATCCGAAAGAGTTACAAGTATTTAAATAATATTCGAAGTTTGGAGAGTTGACAAGCTCATTTATCTTTTGATCGTCATTGGTATATGTTAAATCAGATATTTCAATAGAGATTCCATTATTTAAAATAGAGTTGAATCTACTTCTGATAAAGCCACTTTTTGTAATTGGAAATGACTTACCAACTGATGCTGAAAAGTCTTCTAAAAAATGAATGAAGTCAGAAAAATTAATAATTTTAACAGACTTTTGTTCTTTGACTTTTTTCATAGCAGATATTAAAGTATTAAAATAGTTTCTGTATGCAACGCTTGTTTTTTGGTACCCATCGAAAGCTTTCAATGTTGACAAATAAGGATCTGTCTTTCTTATCTTTCCTATTTGAGCAGACCTTTGAAAATGTCTTGTGAGATCAGAAAAAGCATGTCCAACAAAATTAATAACCTCTACTCTAGAGACACTACTATCAATGTTTGGTATTTTTGTAAATCTTGTAAGAACTTCGTTAGGCTCAATTGAAACAAAACTTCTGTTAACTTTTCCATACAAACATTTTTCAGCAAAATTGAAATCAACTAGGCAAGAATATCTTTGCGCTAGCTGGAACAGTTCGCCTTTATAAATTGTCCTCTTATCATATAAATCTTGAGAAGATTCAAAATTTGTTTCTTTATAAAATGTTGACATTAGCCGTCGCCCCTATTATCTGTCTTGAATACAGAATTTACTCCACATTTTTGTGCTACCTCAGAGCCTTCTTCTACATTTCTTTTATCTCTTTCACCAATTTTTTTTGCTTTGATTACTTTTCCACCCTTGCTTGCAACCCAAGCAGCATTTAAAGTCGTTTCCGCATCGCCCGGCTTAATTGAATGAGATGTTTTTACAATCATGTAATAGCCACCTATACCAAATCTAGTTAAGTCTTCTGTAGCTTTTGGATCAAAACCCCTTGGCTCCACATAAATGTAAGTACCGGGAAAAGTTTGTGGATTTAAGAAAGTTGTTATATTAG